GGCGGGCTGAAATATGCCCGCTTTATAACCAGGAGGTTTTTTATTGTGACACACTATAACCAATCAAATACTGAAAGGATTGGGGATGTCAACCGTGGACTTTTGGTTGAAACCGGCGACTTGTTAGGTACGTCGTATCTAAAACAGGAACAAGTCAATCTTTTCACTGTCTATAACCGTATTATTGTTCATGCCCTTTGGGGCGAGGTTGTGCTTAATGATTTAGCCGGATCAGGTTGTTTGCATCAATTCAACTGGACCTGTACGATTCCGGTAGTCACGGTTCAGCCACTTTGTGCTGTTTCAACTGACATTGATGGCCTGGTGGTCGGGCATCGGATGACATGCCCCGGAGATGATAGCACGACAGCCTGTGCAATAACAGCTTCCGAGGGAATTTCGTATTGGCCCTTGCAACCGATGATAATCGGTAATCGTGAATCTACTGCTGGCGTTACAAGCTACGGAGTTATCGGCGAATTGACTACGACTGTGAGCTTGACTGGAGGGTCGGTAAGATATGCAGTTTTATATACCCCACTTGACGATGACGCATATGTCGAAGCGTTACTATAAAAGGAGGGCTAATCAAAATGGCTCAAAATTTTAACAAAAGTACTCGTAAGAGACTACGAGACATGAAATCTGGAATGCTCGTTGAAACCAATGTTTTGCTCGGCACGGCTTATCTGGCCGCCGCACAGGTTGAGCTTTTCACGGTTTATAATCGAATTGCTGTCCTTGGCCTGTGGTTTGAAGTCACGACACTATGGGCAGGGGCGACACTATTGAAATTTACATGGACATCTTCAGAGCCGGTAATTGTGCTTGCAGACATTTCGGCTGATACTGGTAGCATGGCCGGTTTTGTTGCAGGCGCCAGGGCTTATGTGGTCGGGACAGCCGTTGCAACCGCGACAAATACTGAGGAATCCGCTGGTATAACACCTTATGATACCGTTCCCCTGATACTTGGGAATGCTCCTACCCTGGCAGGCGTGACAAGCGTAGGGACAATCGGAGAGCTTACTTCTACGGCAGGAACAGGTGTATCGGCTGGTAGATTCGGGCTTCTATACGCTCCGATTGACCAGGACGCCCATGTAGAAGCATTGTTGTAAGGAGGGTTGCCATGACCGTATATAGTCGGGCAAGTCGATGTCGGCGGGGCAATCGGTATTCAATCCACTACTGCGTCATTTAATTCAGGGGCAGCAAAGTTTTCTGTCTGGTATGTTCCTCTTGACGAAGGTGCTTATGTAGTAGCGGTATAAAAAAGAATAATATTATGGCGGTTTGAAATATAGCCGCCATAATTTAACAAGGAGTAAACTATGGCAGTCGCACTTATCTCTACTATACAGCGGTTTTCTGGTCTTTCGACGGACACAAAGCCCACCGGAGTCCGTGTCGGCTGTACGTTTTGGGAATATGACACCAATGCTGAATATGTTACCTACGATGGAACGAATTGGATGGTCAAGGAAATTAAAAGTATTATAATTCCTACAACAGTTGACCTTAATCAAGTTGCAGGAGATTATGACCTTTATACGGCAACTGGCGGAACGGTGTATGTCGAGAACCTTACAATAACGCTCCCTAATGTGAACTGCGCGGATGACGCGACTATATCTTCAATATCCATTCAATCAGATATGGCAACGCCAGATGTTGTTTTATCGGCAACAGCAGGGGCTAAAGCGAATTTGACGGCGCTTGCATCGTTTACTTATTCAAGTCCTCCATTTGCTCTTACTGTTGGGAAAAAGATTCAGTTGACTATTGCAGGTGGTGCATCAGATGCAGCCACGGTTTGTACCGTCGATTGTAGATACCAGGCGGTAACTCCGGCAGCATATCTGGCCTAAATTAACGGGGCTATCCTACAAGATGGCCCCTAAATATTATAAAATGAGAAAGACTATGAACACTGTAATCAGACTTTTCCATCATAATTTTGGAAAAGGTAGTCGTATAATTCAGCAATGGGTATTGCTGGCTAAACGACTTTATCCCCAGCAGAAGCCCGGTCCTATTGGTATTAGTGCCGGTCCTATTTTCAGACCAATATTTAGTGAAGATGTAAGTAATGGGGCAAAAATTAATAACAAGATCGGTGACGAGCGAGAATCAGTTTACTGATCCTGCGGAGATAGTTGGTTATTTTAATGTGTCTATTTCCGGTACTTGGGAAGCGGCTATAACTTGCCAGCGGTCATTTGATAAAGGCTCGACCTTTTTTGACGTAAAGCAATGGAGTTCGGTAGTTCAGGAATATGGGTTTGAGCCAGAAAGAGGCGTCCAATATCGCATTGGTGTGAAATCTGGAGATTATGTAAACGGAACCGTTGTTTTACGATTGAGCCAATGACACATATATTCAATGAGCAGACGAAAGTTGATGGAGTTGTTGATCTTGGTGCAGGCGTTGGAACTGGAGAAGTTACCGAGGCTGGACTGTTTAATGTAGTTACCCAGAATACTACTGACTTGATTCTCTATGACGATTTTTCGGTGGTCAATAAAGCGGTTGGCGACAGTTTAGCCGTAACATGGACCTTAACTTTTAGCTAATAGGTGGCTAAATGAGCGAGAAACTACAAGGCGGAGTTTTGGCTGGTAGTGCTGACCTTAGTATGCCGGTTATTCTTCGAAGCACAACAGACAATACCACTGTAACAGGTAAAGCCTTTGGTGACGTCACGGCCTCATATTGGCGGCAGGGCGGTATCAGGGTTGATATTCCTGCGATTACTTTGGCGGCGGTAAACTCCACTCACGCAGATGGCGGATTTAAAGAAATTGATTCGACCAATATGCCAGGAGTTTACCGCTTTGATTTACCGGATGCAGCTATAGCAACGGGGGCCGATTGGGTTGTTATTTCAATTAAGGTTGCCGGAAGTTATGTATTTTTCCAGATGTTCAACTTGACGGCCAATATAATTGATCTTGGCGCAGGGGCTATATCCTGGCCAGTTACGGTAACAGACGACGACACAGGGGCTTTATTGGATGGCGTCTCTGTGTGGATTACATCTGATTCGGCAGGTTCAACCGTTGTAGCTTCTGGCACTACAAATGACGGAGGTCTTGTCACATTTTATCTTGATGCTGGAATTTTATTTTTATGGAAATCGGCGGCAGGGTACAATTTTACGAATCCTACACAAATTACGGTGGCATGAATGGCTACAGCAACATCAGGAACAGCGGTATCAGGATTAGCGGCAGGTGGTGGGATTGTCACAGCTCCAACATTTGAGCCGATTACACTCGCGTCCTTGAAATTACATTTGCGCCTCGATTCTGGGTCATTTTCAGATAACATAAACGAACCTCAGAGCATCCCCCCGGGCAGCCACGCGATCACGACTACCTATGATCATTATGGCACAGGTGTTGATGTCCTTGGCAAAACTGCCGTTGTCTATCTTCAATCCGGTACGAACTTAGCGACAGGAACGGTAAATGTAAAAATTCAGGAAGCGGACACGAACACTGAAACATTAACCCTCGATGTAGCACCGGCAACCGATTGGGCCGCTGATAACATTATTACAGGGCAGACGAGCAAAACAACTTGCGTATGTGTGGCAAAGGTCAGTGCCTTAGTCTATACGGTTAAGAACAGATCGGGGGTGTTTACCCTGGGGGAAATTATAGGTGTTACAGGAACTGCCGTAAAGCTTGCCGATCAGGGGGCCGCAAATCCCATTTTCTCAGGCTCGGTTTACACTGACTGGACTGGTGGAGCTTTTACGCAAGTTACTACCAGTAATGACAATGCTACTCAGGAGATAGCCTATACTGGCACCAAACAATATGTCAGGACGGTTGCCAAGGTATTGCTGGCGGCTTGTGAGTTTGGGACTACGGTTGTCTGCTTAACGGCAACATCTATTGAAGATGATTTGCTGAATTCGATTATTACAGCGGCCAGGGAGCATATTGAGGATATTACTAGACGTCAAATTATTACGGCTACATGGGATTACTTTCTTGATAATTTCCCAGATACGAATTATATTAAATTACCTTATGGTAACTTGCAATCGGTGTCATATATAAAGTATACTGATTCTGATGGTACACAGACGACAATGACTGTAACGACTGATTATCTGGTTGAGCAGAACGGCGAGTATTATGGCCGGATAGTATTACCTTATGGAGAAAGCTGGCCCTCTTTTACAGCTTACCCGACTCAGCCGATAGTTATACGATATGTTGCTGGTTGGACTACCAGGGCTTTGGTGCCATATAAAATTAAAGCGGCCATGCTTTTGATATGTGCTAATTTATATGTCAACAGAGAGGGGCAAGTTTTGAGTAATATGGATTATCGAGAGAATAAGGCGGTGATGGGGTTGTTGTCAAGTGCAAGACTTTGGAGTGAATTCTAATGATCGGTGATCTCAATAAACGCATAACCATCCAATATCCGACAAGGGTAAGTGATGGGATGGGAAATTTTACTGAAACTTGGAATGATTCTGATACAATTTTTGCAGCTATTTGGCCAGTGTCAGCAAAAGAACAAATTCAGTCTATGCAGAATGTTATGGAAATTACACATAGAATCCGTATTCGGTATAGGAGCGTTTTAAGACCTGATTGGAGATTGAAATTCGGTACTCGTTATTTTGCAATATTGAGCGTGATCAATCAAAATGAACGGAATGAATGGTTGGACTTGTTATGTAAGGAGGCCGTGTGAAAGCATTAACTACAGCCATATACAGCCAGCTTGCAGGATCAGCTCTATCAACTGCCGTTGGGGGAAAAATGTTTAAAGGCCGGGCTCCTGATGGAACATCTTTCCCTTACGTCATATTTTTTGTAGTTACAGATATGCCGGATCGCACATTTACAGAAGATTACGAAAATGTTATTATTCAATTCTCTCTTTTCTCAACGGCATCCGGTACAACTGAGATTGAGGATATGTTCACACATTTAAAAACTTTATATGATGAAAAACCATTTACGATAACCGGATCAACTTTGGTGTGGATGCGGAGATCAAATACATCGTTCTTAGTGGAAGACCACACTACGCCAACCGGAACTCAGCAAGTTTGGCATTATGCCGTTGATTTTGAAGTACTTACTAGCTTAGATTAGGGAGATTAAATGCTATCTATCATCGTCCCAATTTATAATCGTCAAGAGATGTCTTATGACTGCATAAGCGCAGTTATGGAGAATACCGAACCAGGCACGTATGAGATAATAGTGGTGGACAATGGAAGCGATCCAGAATTCAAACCTCCATTTAGCGGATTCAATGAACTTAAAGTTATAAAAAATAGTAGCAATCTAGGTTTCCCTGTGGCAGTGAACCGTGGTATTCGTGAGGCATCAGGCGACATAATTATACTATTAAATAACGATGTTACTGTAACTACTTCGTGGGCAGAACATTTAGTTAATCACCTTAATGAATACGCTATTGTCGCACCTATAACCAATTATGCCGCAGGGATTCAGAATGTAATTGTAGAATCATATAATAATATTGATGAGCTTAACGAAGTAGCCGAGGCTGTCTATGAAGGGAATGAGGGCGAATCTGAGAACGTCAATTTTGTTATTGGATTTGTGATGGCCTTCAAAAAATCCCTTTATGATGAGATTGGAGAATTTGACGAATCCCTTTGGCCATGTAGTGGCGAGGAAGTAGATTTCTGTTTAGAAGCTGTCAAGGCAGGTTACAAGGTAGGTGTCGCTTATGATGTGTATGTTCACCACTTGGGATCACAGACGTTAAGCGATATGATAGATGCTGATGAAATTGATTATAAGGAATTGTGCGACCGTAACGACAAGCACCTTGCCGAAAAATGGGGTGATGATTTCTTTGATAATCAATTAAGATATAATAAAACTCGGATATTAGGGGAAGATGCTATTCGTCTGAATTTAGGGTGTGGCAATTTTCCGATGAAAGGATTTGTTAATGTCGATCAAATTAAGGAAGTAAAACCTGATCTTTTGGCAGATGCAACGGACTTGCCTTATGAAGACGATACGGTGGATGAGATATATTGTGGCCATATGCTTGAACATCTTACATGGGATGAAGGCCAGGGGGCTTTAAAGCACTGGTTATCCATTCTAAAGAAAGGCGGTGAGGTTCGGATAGTTGTGCCTGACTTTGATGCATTGGCAAAAAAATATATTGAGAATCCAACGACAACAGCCATGAAATATATGAACGATTATTTTATATATTCCTATGTGCAGGATTCTCCGCATAAGTATTTTTACAGTGGGGGGCTTTTAAAGGAAGCAATGGAGATGGCAGGGTTTAAAAAGGTTGTTAGGTTGCCGGTTGATCATCCATACTTTTTTGAGAATGTTGGTTGGCAGGTGGGTTTTGTGGGGGTGAAGGTATGACAGTAAAAGAATTGATAGAGAAATTAAAGGAATGTGAACAAAGCGTTGAAGTTTGTATGTTAATCGATATGTTTGATGAAGTACTTGGTGTAACAAGAGAATCAATTAGTGTCGACGAAATTCAAGAAGAAGAAGGTAGGGTTTACATAAAATGAATTGCCGAGTTTGTTCTACAGAATGTAAGAAGTTCTTAGACCTTGGGTGGCAGCCTATCGCTAACAATTTCTTAACTCATGAGCAACTTGCAAATGAATTCTTTTATCATCTAAAAGTTTATTTTTGTCCTGTCTGCCTCACTGTTCAGATTGGCGAGTGTCCAGATAGTTCGCAGGTGTTCAATAAGGACTATGCTTTTTTCACTGGGACATCGGAAAAAATGAGGGAGCATTTTGCACATTTAGCAGACTTGATTAAAGAAAGCTACATGCCCGAGAATGGTTGTATTATGGAAATAGGCAGCAATGATGGCACTTTTCTTGAGCATTTTAAGGACAATGTTCATCTTGGCTTTGATCCCTCAGACAGTGTTAATAAAGTAGCAATGACAAAAGGGGTCCGGGTTTATCCTTATCCCTTCGAAGATTTTGGAGATGCATCAACGGCATGGCCCAAGACTGATGTATTTGTGTCTTGCAATGCCTTTGCTCACATTCCAGATAGAAAGGGTGTACTCAGTGGCATTAAGAAGATGCTCGCTCCTAATGGCGTATGGATAGACGAAGAGCCATACATGGGAAACATAATCAACAACCTGGAGTATGACCAATTCTACAATGAGCATGTTTTCTATACATCCATTGCTTCGATGCAGAAGACCTTGGCTATGTTCGATCTTGAGATAAAGGATTTTGAGTTCATATGGACACACTGTGGTTCTATCCGGTATTTTGTGGGGCATAGGAATCCGGGGTTACGCCAAAAGGTTTCAGACGCAATAAAAAACGAGGGACTTGATAATTTTGAAATATTTGAGGCTTTCGGCAAAAAAGTTAAAGGCCAAATAGATAGATTCAAAAAAAGACTATTTGCTATGGAAGGGCCTCTTGTGGGCTACGCGGCATCGGCTAAAAGCACAACTCTTTTAAATTGCTGTAAAATTGGCCCGGATATCATAGAGAAAATTTACGACACAACGCCAGCGAAACAAGGCAAGCTGTCACCTGGGATGCATATACCAATCGTGTCTTATGATCAATTCAAAAAAGACAATCCTTCAGATGTGGTTCTGTTTGCCTGTAACCATGCTAAGGAGATTTTTGCAAAAGAACGTGAAATGAAAATTAACTGGATTTTACCACACGGGAGTTTGTAAACAATGCGCATATCTAACGCACACCTTGCCATAGGAATTCCATTAACTTTTCCTTGGGTTCCTTCGAGTTTCTTTCATTCCTTTATCCAAATGGAGAGACCAGATTTCACTTATATTTATGAGGATTCAACTGGGCCAATTCATGCACTGAGAAATAGTATTGTAGAAAAAGCTTTACAGGCTAGAGCTACAAAACTTTTAATGTGCGATATTGATCAAGTATATCACCCCAAAACAATTACTAAACTTTTGTCGCACAGATTACCCATTGTGGGCGCATTAGTTCACAGAAGATATCCTCCGTTCGATAGTCTAATGATGAAACAAGTGGCAATAAATGAGATGACAAATGGCTATAAAAGCATTGATGAATGGGAAGAAGACGAGCTTGTGGAAGTTGACGCAACCGGAGCAGGATGTATCATGTATGATATGGATGTATTCAGAAAGATGCCTTCGCCGTGGTATAAGACACAAACAGGTCCAGATGGTTCTCCTGTAGGTGAGGACTTTGGATTTTGCCAGGACTTGAAGAAAGCAGGATATAAAATATTCGTTGATACTTCAGTACCAGCGGGACATCTGGCAACGATGGTAATAAATGCAGCAACAAGTAGACTATACAGATCAATGAAAACAGCGCAACAAAAAAAGGCCGCTGATATGGCATTGGGGGTTGATAATAAAAAAATAGCTTAATTTTACAACCAGGGTTTCTGCGAGGACTGGCCAAGTCTAAGCAGAACGCAAGAACATTGAAGCGGTTTGTAGGAGCCTACACTCTTACATTTCCGCTTTTTTTGTTGCCCTGAATTAACATAAAAATCATTTAACTTTTAGGAGGTACAAAAATGGCTGATCGAGCTTCTACACTTAGCGGAATGTTTCAAAAGGTGACTTTGGGATTAACTTCAAAGGTTTTGGGTGCTGGGACTTATACCCTTTCAGGGGTAACTCGTACATTGGCTGAGGCTTCAGAATTTGGAGTTGAAACCAACATTTATGAGTTTGGATGCGCCGATGGTGGGACAATCTCTTTATCGGATGTGAGTTATGATCCTGCATGTCCAGAACAGCTTACTTTGCAGGGATGTGTTGAGGATGGCACAAAACTGGTTGGCAATTCCTGTTCAGGACTTTGTTTTTGGATTAATTCAACCACTTATCTTAGGTGCGCAACCACTGGACATATCTTAATGACTAAAGCTGGTGGTGTTAAGGCTGACCGATGTGGTTTGGCTAAGACTGATTTTGAGGGCCAGGTATCTGGTGGATTCATGGTATTGTGTACAAAATAATAAGGAGCTTCTATGACAATAAAAAATGATGTCTACGTTGACTTATCTAGCGCAGACGATGGCGAATGGTTCCAGTTTTTTACCTCGCATATTGATGTTAATACCGGTGAAGTTGTCTATGATGATCCAATAGATGGCGGTCCTAGAATCCAGATCCGAGATATGCGGACATTTATTCGGGAGCGCATTAAGGAGCGCAAAATGCAAGTCGATAATGTTGTGAATCCTAAGACAAGATCAATGGAGCGCATACGGTATCCGAAGGAACTGTCAGCACAGGAAGAAAAACAGGAGCGGGAAGACCTCATTGATTATATGGTTGTTAACTTTGAAGGGTTCAAGGATAAGAAAACAAAAACGTTCATTGAAAATACCCGTGAGAATAAAATCAAAATGATGGACCTTCCCATTTTTGACAGGTGCGTATCAAGTTGTCAGCAAAAACTGTCTGACTCAAGCATACAGGAGGCAGTAGCAGAACAAAAAAACTAGCTGAGATGATCGAGTTTTCAGAAGACCAGGCTCGGTCAAGGATAGTTTATGATGATGGTTTTGTATCAACGAAGTGTGACCAATGCAGGGCGGCGTATGCAGAACGTATTCCGTTGGAAGAGCCGCCTTGCCATACGTGTTATGTAGAGTTAATGCCTGAAAATAACGAGGCTATGGAGGTGTATATGATGGTTCGGAGTCAATATATCACCGCTGGTATGGGTCAGGTTGTGGATGTTTCAATTCCTGCTGTCAAGATCGTTATGGATTTGCTCGGAGTCCATGACCAGTTGAAATGTCTCAATAAGGTTCGTGCTACTTTCCACCATTTTCTGAAGAAGGCTAAGGGCGATGCGAGTTGAAAGCTTCAATCCTAATCGTATAGATGCTACGTTTGATTACGTAGCCACTGAGCGTCTTGTTAAGGCTGCAAAGGTTGTTGCGGCTGCGGTGAGAAGGAAATGTCCGGTTGGTACGATTTCGAGACCAATTTATCGCTCAGGCCCATATGCAGGACAACCGTGGACTTCTACAGATGCAGGACGGTTAAGAAAGAGTGTCCGGGTTGTGCAGAAGAGATCTAAAACAGGCAGATTATCAAAGAAGAAGTCAGTGCGAGTTTATGCAGGAACCTACCTGGCGTATTATGCTAATATCGTGGAATTTTCAAGACCTTTTATGCGACCCGCTCTTGCGGAAACATTGCATATGGTGAAGTCAATGATAGGAGCTAAGTAAGCGGTGAATCCTATAGCTAAAAAGTTGATAATATTAAAGATATTGCTTGATTATCAATTCGCTATGTGGTATAAAATAATGAAGGTAGAACAAGCGGCTAACTTATTCTACCTCCTAACCATTTACCCATCTATAAAGGAGATGAGTGCCATGGCTGAATCTATATTAACAAAAACATGTTCTAAATGCAATATTGTTAAATCCGAAGATGATTTTAACAAGAGATCAGCCGCCGAAGACGGACTATGCCCCAGGTGTAGAGGTTGCTGTAAGGAATATTATCAATCTCATAAGAAAGAAATTTTGGACCAAAAAAGACAATATTACTCCGATAATAAAGATGAAGTATTGGTAAAAGCAAAACAATATTATGAGAATAATAAAGAAGAAAAAAGAACGTATGCAAAGCGATATCATAAAAAAAATGCTAACAAAATAAAAGCATATCTAAAGCAATATTATGCTGACAATAATGAAGAAGCAAAATCTAAAGCAAAGCAATATTATAGGGACAACGCAGAAGAAAAAAAAGCATACGCGAAACAATATCGAGAGGATAACAAAGCATATTTTACTGAATATAATAGGATATATTCTAAAAGCCCAAATGGAAAAGCAGCCGACAAAAAGAAACGTCATCAACGCCGTGCTCAAAAAATGGGTGCACATTGTGATAACTTCAATCCAGACGAAGTCTTTGAACGTGATGGATATCGTTGTCAACTCTGTGGCAAAAAGACAAGACCTGATTACAATAGATTCCATCCTTTGTTCCCAAACTTAGATCATATTGTTCCCTTAAGTAAGGGTGGAAATCATACCAAAAGGAATACCCAATGTTTGTGCCATCAGTGTAATTCAACGAAATATAATACCGGAGTTGGGAATCAATTCAGGTTATTTGGATAAGGATGGACCATATGTTTTATATTGCCAAGAATACACGTATTATTGAGGAAAATTATCGTGGCTAGTCATTCTATCGGCAAGATATTTGTGGAATTGGACTTAGATGCGGACAGGTACACTAAGGGTCAGCAACGCCTTCTTAAAGATGCCAAACAAACAAGTTTATCTATAGAAGAAAATTTCCGGAAACTTCAGATAAAGTCCTCTGCTCAATTCAATCTAATGCGACAAAAAGCAATCAATGCCAATAACATGATTGCTAATAGTGCCAAGGCTACTGCTAATGATCGTGTTCGAGCCGAAAGAGCTATGACCAAAAAACTTTCAAGGCTCAATGATCAACAATACGGACATCAAGTTTCAACATTCGATAAGCTTAAAAAACATTGGCAGGCGTATTCAGTTGCTGCAATCGGAGCAATATATTCTATCTCTCGGGCTATGACCAAAAGTTTGGAGGAGTTCAAGAACTATGAGACTGCACTAATAGATATGGCCAAGGTAACAGACCAATCGTTCGGGGTAATGGATGACAAAATAATGAGTTTAAACAGTAATCTTGGCGATTCCACAGATTTAATGAAAGGATATTATCAGGTTATATCAGCGGGCGTGACTGAACCAAAGGCGGCTCTTGAATTATTGATAACGGCTGCAAAGGCATCAAAGGCAGCACACCTAGACCAATCAGAGGTTATTAAGGCACTAACTAAAGTGATGAGAGGATTCGCTGGCGAAATTAAATCAACTGAAGAAGCGGCTGATTTACTGTTTACCACTGAGAAATTAGGTCAGACCACAGTTGCGGAGCTTGTACCAATTATAGGTGACATGGCGAAGATATCTAAGGAAGTGGGAATTTCTCATACTGAAATGGCCGCAGCGTTAGCACTTATAACTCAAACAGCAGGTAGTACATCAAATGCAGCCACACAATATAGAGGTGTTCTTCTTGGTTTACTTAGACCCAACGAGAAATTAACCGAATTAGTTACTAAGTATGGTTATGAATCTGGCGTCGCTATGGTTAAATCATTAGGCTTTTCCAGGTCATTAAATTTAATAAAAAGGGGCGCGGCTGATGCCAGTATCCAAATCGGTAAATTGTTCAGATCGTCAGAGGGTATGCTTGGTCTTGCATCTTTAAGTGAAAGCGATTTTGAACGATATAATGAATTGATTGTGGAAATGGGGGAGGGTGCCGGTAGTAGCGCGGAAGCCTTTGACAGATTTTTAGAATCAGCTCAAGCCGTTGATGATGAGCTTGAGACTAATTTTAAGCGATTGTTAATAGAGATTGGCGAATATGCCGATCCTTTTGCCAAAGCGATTAAGACTATGATGTCTGATGCGTTGGGATCATTAGCCGCAGGCATTGATAAGGTAGACAAAGATACGCCAATAGCGTTGTTACATTTGGCCATCCTTTTAGAAAACTTAAAGACTCGTTTTGGGGAAAATGCTAAAGCAACAGGTGAATGGACTCAGATAATAGATGCTTCTGGAGAGAAAGTTTGGATACTAACAGAATATGTTGAAGCTTATAACGCTTCTTTAGAAGCAAACAAAAAAGCAAACGAAGACGTCCTAACTGTGGATGCAAAAAGACTGGCCGCAATAGAGGAACATTATAAGGCCACCATGAAGCAGGTAAAGGCTGAAGAAAAATTAAGCGAATCACAGTTACAGACATATGAAAGTTTAGAGAAATTCCTTGAACTCAATAGCCAGATTGATGATCAGGCCAAGGCGGTTGTCAGTCTAGATCAGCAGTACGCCAAAATAGAAGCCAAACTAAAGGCCCTTGAGCTTGCCGGTTATGATGTAGCCGAAATGTGGGTTAACCTGGAGAAATGGCACGCCAATAGTATGGATGAGATTGTCAACAAGACTGAGGATGCCACTGCTTCCTTTGATGATATCATGAAAGATATAGGTGGTTTGGATTTCAAAGGAACTTCTTTTGGAAACGAGCTAGCTGATGGTATTAATAATGCTATGATTTCCATACAGAGCTTGAATACCTTGTTTGAGAAACATGCGAAAATTCAAGGGGATATTAATAAACTAATAGAAGAAGGCAAGGAAGAAGAAGCAGCGAAAGCGCAAATAGCTCTTGATGATAGTTATTTCCAAGCTCAGATTTCCGGTTATCGGCAGCTCTTTGGTACTGTATCCCAGTTATTTGATGAAAACTCAAAAGAAAGGGAGGCTTTACATAAGATAGAGATGGGATTCGCTGTTATGGAAATGGCAATGACCGCTAAAAAAATGGTGATGGAAACTGCGGCTATGATTTCATCCGTGGCTAATTCATCAACAGTAATCGCTGGTAAAGCAGGAGAGGCAGTTGCGGGTGCTGTAGTGGGCGTAACAAATCAAGGCACAGGTGATCCCTATACCGCATTTGGCAGAATAGCAGCTATGATTGCCCTAATGGGCAGTGTTTTAGCAATGGGTGGTATTGCTTTTGGTGGTGGAGGTGGTGGAGGCTCAGGAGGATCAGAAGCAGCAACAACTGGAACTGTTTTAGGAGATCCAACTAAATCAAGTGAATCAATGCAAAAGTCTTTAGATATGGCAGAGGATTGGCATATAGAAGAGTATACTGAGCTAATTGGTATTCACAATGAGTTGATAGATTTGAATAAGAATATTACAGGAATTGTTTCTAATATAGTTAGGAACTTCGGTGACTTTGACCAGGATACATTTAAACTTGAGGGACTCGGAGATTGGGGCAAGGCCAACGAAAAGTTTATGGAGTTGAATGAAAAAATCATAGATAAGTTGGATTTGGGAGGATTTGCCAAGGGAGATATGTTGACTGTTGGCCTTAGTAGATTTATGGGTGATATAGCAGGTAAATTGGGGAATAAGATATTTGGTGGCGAAGTAAAGATAAAAGGTGCTGGAATTGTACTTGGGCGTGAATTTGCCGCAACTGTTGGTGATGTTTTAGAAGGTGTATATCCAAGTGTTGAAGAATATGCTGACTGGAAAAAGGACGGTGGGTGGTTTCATGATGACAAAAAAGGCACAAAATATGGGCCTGTCGATGCAGAAATAGAAAGATTATTTGATAAAATTTACGGAAACATAATCAACATGCTTGTATATTTGGCGGAAGGATTTGACTACTCTGCTGAACAAATGTCCGAAGTATTAGCTTATGAATTTGCAAATGTAAAGTTAGATTTAAAAGGGTTATCTGGAGAGGAAATAACCAAAAAGATAAGCGCATGGATCTCCACTATGGGAGATACCGCCGTAGAAGCGCTCTTCTCAGAAGTCGTTGGTAAATATCAAGAAGTTGATGAAGGTATGCTGGAAACGGCAATGCGCTTGGTTATGCAAAAAGAGATCCTTCTCAGTGCTTTAGAAATGACCGGACAAGGATTTGACGCTACTTCTGGATCAGCAATAGATTTTAGTCAAGACATGATAGCCTTGAGCAAAGATTTTGAAACATTGATGGATGACATATCCAATTATTATGATAAATTCTTTTCAGAAGAAGAGCAATTTGCTGACTTGACAGAAGGTTTAACTTCTAAACTTGCACTTCAAAATATGGAGTTACCAAAAACTAGGGATGGTTATAGAGACTTAGTCGAGGGATTAAAAAAAGGAACCGAAGCCGAAAACAAAAGAGCAATAGCATTAATGGAGAATGCAGATGCAGCGGATGCTTACTATGACTATCTTGAAGATATTAATGACGAACTAAACTCAGTCTATGACACTGCTATAATGGCAGATATGAATGATTATGAGGCAGCTTTATATGAAATAAATCAAAAGTATATTGACCTTGCATCGCAATTAAGTATCGCAAATCTCTTATTCGACGAACAAGGAAAATTGACTGAACTTGGTGCGAAAGCTTTAGGAGCATATAATCTTGAGATTCAAGGACTTACTAAATCGGTTGAGGATTCAATAAATTCCATGTTGGATACTGTATTTGAAGACATAGCTATGGAAGGCTTGACTGAATATGAGCAACAGCTTTATCGCATAAATGAAAAATACAAGGATATAGCTCAACAGTTAATTGACGCAAATCTGCTTTATGATGAACAAGGCAACTTAACCGATATAGCAACAAGAGCAATAGGAGCATATAATATCGAGATTCAAGGACTTACTGAATCTGTTGAGGATTCAATAAATTCTATGTTGGACGCTGTATTTGAAGACATAGCTATGGAAGGCTTGACTGAATATGAGCAACAGCTTTATCGCATAAATGAAAAATACAAGGATATAGCTCAACAGTTAATTGACGCAAATCTGCTTTATGATGAACAAGGTAATTTAACCGATATAGCAACAAGAGCAATAGGAGCCTATAATCTTGAGATCCAAAGACTTGCCAATGTTATTTTAGACACCATCGATCAAACAAAAAGACAACTATCTACTATGGGTATGGATTCCAACAAAGCGGGTATGTTAGATATCGCTGCTCGTTACGGAATAGCACCTTCTGCGGTACAAAGTGGTGCACAGGATATCCTTAATTGGTACATGAATGCCAGTTCCACACAAATAGCAGGAATTTTAGCTACGTATGGTGTTTCAATAGACCAATTTAATGCTGATATGATAACACTTGGGAACTCTCTGATGACGCAAGGACAGGAGCATCATCAAGAAGCGCAAGCAAAGCGTGATGAAGCGCAAACAAAGCGCAATGAAATGATTAATTCCCTTGATAGTGCAATCGACGGTATTGATTCAATGTTAGCCGATTTAAGTCCAACCGGATCACTTGCCCCTGTTCAAAGTGCAGAAGCATTCCAACTTAAATATGATGAATTAATTGATAAAATAAGGACTTCAGATGACCCAGGAAAATATGTTTCCGAGCTTCAATCTTTCTTGCCAGATTATTTAAGTTTTTCAGAAGCATTTGGCGGGGATTATAAAGATTTAGTTGCCGGAGTCCAAGAAGATTTAGAAGGGCTTAATGTAGAATTTAAAACTGAACGAGATTACTTAAAAGAAATTGCAGGTTCTACAGGAAATACAGCTGCGGGTATCACAGAGCTTCTTGGTATGGGCATACCAATTACATTTAATACCGCAGGTCTCGGCGAGAACGCAGTGACTTTCCTTCAAGGACTACAAGAAATAGTCAGCTTGGTTGGTTGGAATAGCCCTTTTACAATAGACTTCGTTTCTAATTATTCTGGGTTTGCTACGATGCCGTTCCTTGATTTTGTAAATGTAGTAGATCAGATAGCCGCACAGGTTCCTGGTGGATGGCATGCTCAACTAACTATGGACACGATAATGTCTTTTGAGAATTGGGATGACACATCAATAGAGGAGAGGCTTGCAACTTGGGAATTTATAAAGGGCACCTATGGATGGCATTCCACAGTAACATTCGAGTTTATTGCAGACATGGTTGATTCTGTAGACGGACTTAGTTGGGAAGATATAATGACTATTCTTCCAGACGATGTAACCAAAAAAGAAATGCTTATATGGCTCAATAATAATACCGGGATGACTCCATCTCAATTAGCTAGTATTTTCGGGTCAGATTTTACGGCCGATATGCATTTAAGTGCTGATCTAATCTGGCCGGAGGGCGGTTTCCTAGATGTTTTAGTTGGAGCACCAGTAACGATTGCTAAGTTCGGCAATACGAATGCAGATACTTGGACAAGTCAGATTCATTTTGGTTTGGTTGAAATATGGTGGGTATTAAAGGATATTGCGGCCAATGATGTTTTAGTTGGAGTACCAGTAACGATTGCTAAGTTTGGCAATACGAATGCAGATACTTGGACAAATGTAATCCATCTTGGTTTGGTTGAAATATGGAAGGTATTAAAGGATATTGAGGCCAATGATGTTTTAGTTGGAGTACCAGTAACGATTGCTAAGTTTGGCAATACGAATGCAGATACTTGGACAAGTCAGATTCATTTTGGTTTGGTTGAAATATGGTGGGTATTAAAGGATATCGAGCGTAATACAAGTAATCTTAATAGAGCTTTTGATATCCCAGGCTACGCTGCTGGCGGATTAACAAGCGGACTCAGCTTTGCTGGTGAAAAGGGAGCAGAATATATCGTACCGACATATGAACCAGAAAGATCTTCTTTCTTACAAAGCGTTGGTGCCGATCCAGAGGCAATAGGGAAATCAGTTGCAAAGTATATTATGCGTTCTGGCATGGGTGGGGAAAAAGAAGTTCATATCCATCTTGAGATTGACGGGCAAGAGATTAGAAACCCAGTTATCATGGGACTACAGGGACGTGACGCAGATTTGATTGACGCGGTAAGGAAGGCAGCATAATGGCCAATCACGAAATATGGGATTATCTGAGTGGCGTGGCGGTTACTCCAGATTATAATGCAACTTTGGCTGTTGTCCCACAAAAAGTTATTAATGAGGAAGGCACAAAAAACCAAGTCGTACATCTAGGTGATGATGACTCTGAAGCGATTATTTCCTTTAGTGATGATTCTATTTTTTATATCAGATGTATTTGGGACGTATTATCAGAGAGCGATGCAGGAACAATATTTGATTGGTGGCATGATGCTGCAAAAGCGAACGGAAAAGCAAGATCATTCAAATTTCAAGATCATGGAGTGTCAGATATTCATACTTATACAGTTCGTTTTGCCTCAAATGTTAAAAGAAATATTAAATTGGCCAAGCTTTTTGGTTTTGCTGAAATTAGACTTAAGGTTTTGGGACGTGCACCATAATGGCTAACCACGAGATATATGATTATCTAAGTTCGGTAGGGGTTACGCCAGATTATGATGAAACACTTGATGTAACACCGCAAGAAGTATTGCAGGAAGAAGGTACAAAAAACCAAGCTGTTTATTCTGGGGATGATGATAGTGATGTAATTATCCCTTTTAACAATACTTCTATTTTTTATGTCCGGCTTAAATGGAACACTCTTTTAGAATCTGATGCAGGAACAATATTTGATTTTTATCATGACACGGCAAAAGCGAATGGAATTGCTATATCCTTTAAGTTCACAGATCATGGAGGGTCAGACACACACGAATATACAGTCCGCTTTGCTTCAGATGTAGTAAGAAGTATTAAATTAGCAGAACTTTTTGGTTTCGCCGAGATCAAACTTAAGATTCTAGGACGCGCGCCTGTTTAGGAGGATGAAAGCGGTGATGTTTATGTCGACGAACTTGGTGAGGATTTCGAAGGTTAAATAATGTTATCACTTAATGCTACAAAACTTGGCCTAGTTGCCTCGGCCTATAAGAAAGTATCCTGGTTGTTCACGGTTGTGGATACCGCTGGGCCTACTACTTATTATTGGTCTACGATAACCAGAAGTTATGGCGGTCATGACTATGTATTTAAGATTGATCCTAAGACATTCAACGGTGTCACTTTAAGCCGGGGAAAATCCGAACTCGGTATCCAAGCACCGAACGATCTCACTTTTACTATAGAGAACACAAGCAATACCTTAACAGCTAGTAATTTTGTCGATAGCTCAGTTACATTAGATTTGGTTCTTAGCGACGGAACAGATGAAGAAACAATAGCTACATGGAAGTTTAACACCAAGCGTTGTGAGGCTATTTATCAAACCCTCAAGTTTACTTGTGAGGACTTTTTGCAGCAATACTTGAGTGGGGATTATCCAAACACCAGATTGGTTAAGGATATAAGCCCCTCATCTGATATAGACAAGGATGATGATCTCTGTGTTCCAGTACCAATCGGAACATGTTATATCCCTTTACGTTCAATCTATGTTACGAATGATAGGTTTTATCTTCTTGGTCTAGATAGCCATGATTATACTATCTCAAAGGTAAGATCTCCTCGTTCCTGGGGAACTGGTAAGAGTGAATGGGCGACTGGAGATTATGCCTTTAATAAAAGCACTAAGACAATCGACACGGTGGTCTGGGAGGTTTTCCAAGCCATCATTTCCGATAGTGATGGAGATGGCGTTGTCGATGCAAATGGTGTGTGGCAAGATGGTGACTATCTTCTCGATATGCCAACAGAATTTTATCGGGATGACACTCACACATTAACAAGCCCAGATGATGCCATAGAATTTATTCTAGAAGATCTTGGAGTGGCTTCTGGCGACATCGACACAGGGGGCGGGTCTTCGTTTGAAACCGCTGGAACTACATTCAGTGGGTGGAGCTTAGTATTCAATGGAGCATATTATAAGAAGCAAGATTCTGGGAAAGTTATTGCTTCTCTACTTAACATGTGCCACTCGATCTTTAGAGTAACCGATAAGATAGAGCTTCACGTTCTTTCCAAGACATCTCAGAAGACCATAACTAAAGCAGATGTTATTTTAAACTCCTTCAAGTTTTCCACTATAACTAAAAATCAAAATGATTCCGGCTATGTTTTATGGCAAGAATCAGGTGAAGCACAAGACGAATATATCAAGTCTTTGGTTTCTGCAAAAGCAAGCACTGATGAAATCTCAAGTGATTCACTAGAAATCCCCTTTGTACAGGACTCCCAAGATGTACAAAGGATCGGAACACTTTACTATCAGAGAAAATTTCTGAAGGAAGCTAATTGTTCCTTTAGCAATAAAGGCGGAACACTCCTTGCTGTTCAGCCCGATGATGTAATTACAATCAATGAGGCTGATTACGGCGGAAATTATGCTGTCCTAGTTGATTCCATGACTATCAAGAGAGACCTAACGATAGATGTCAAATGTGTTAAGTTTAGTGAAGCTCTTGATGATTGGGATGACTTAACTCCTGCTGCAATCTCTCCAGCAACTAATGATGTGCCAGCATTAAATACAACTGGATCTAGATTGTTTAGTTCACAACCTGTTACGCCATATAATGTAGGTGATCTTTGGTCAGACGGACCATCTGGTGATTTGAAGAAATGTAAAACAGAAAGATTAACCGGAGCTTATGTGGCGGCTGATTGGGAACTGACGAGTGATTATAACAAAACAGCCAAAAACCTACAATTCAATGGTGATTTTGAACTAGATGCCTCTAGTGAAACCGATCCCACTTATTGGACAAGAACGATTAAAAATGGTACACCTTTATTTGCTATGGTGTGGATACCTACGCCTGAATCTCTTTGGCCCCCATGGAAACCAGAAGGACATTGTTTCTACGCAAATTGTAATGATGCCGCACAATATATAGGATTAAAGTCTGATTATTTTATTCCAGTATCTCAAGACTCATATTATTGTTTAAGCGCCTGGGTCAAAACCTTTAATGGCAGATGTTATTTAGGCATTGCTTGGTACGACAAAGACTATGTTAAATTATCACATGTTTACGTGTGCATGAATGGTTATGAAGCCACCCATGCTTGGGAACAAAAATCCTCAGCAGCTTTTAAGCCTTCAGATTATAATGCTACAGCTAGGTATGTCAAAATTTGGGGCTATCCGCAATATAAAAAAATTGGCTATACAATGATTTCTAGAATTCAACTTGTGGAATCCAGAACCCCGATAGTTTGGGAAGATAGCTATGCGGTTGCGCCGGGGGCTGATGTAACCGCTGACAGCCCGCAACCCGCCGATTGGCTTTCCGATTTGATTGGCACGTTACATATAGATGACGATGCTATCACCGTAGCCAAACTTAATGTAGCAACCTTATCAGCCATTAGTGCCAATCTGGGTACGATTACTGCCGGTACAGTTACGGGAGCCCTAATTAGAACCTCAACTGGTAATGATAGGGTGGAAATGGATGCGACAAACAATAGATTAAATATTTACAAAGGCGGGAGTATCGTAGGTTATTTAGGATATAGTGGATCAGGTGCAATTCTTTATATAAACCACCCTTCAGCCGCTAGTTATCTCCCCGTAAGAATAACGGATGCAAGAGTTGACTCTAATACTTTTACGTGTGCCAATACAAGTATTACAGATGGTGCTTCCAATTATCCGATGGCTGTATTTAATGCAAATGATGATGCAAAATCGGCTGTTTATGTACATGCAGATACTAGCAGTGTGTATGCCAGTTCTGGCGCTCTATTTGTTTCCCAAGATGGAACAGGAGCTGCTTTAGTTGTCAGTACTGGAGGCGTTACAGCTACTTGTACCAATGCTGGTCAGTGGGCATCTGCTTCATCTAAGGAGCTAAAAGAAAATTTTGAAGATTTTGTAGCTTTAGATTTAATTAGTAATTTAGATGTTAAAAAATATAATTATAAAGGCAGTAGAAGAAAAACTTATGATGAAGTAAGACAACACAACCTTCGTAGATGGAAGTCAATAAAACATGAAAAAAGTGATGCTTTTTCAGATATATCTATAGAGGATAAAAATGAAAAAATTGATGTAGTTATTCTTGAATTTACAGAGCTACAAAAAGCAGAAAAACAAGTACCAGCGCAATATGAGAATGAATTAAATAGACCAATCGCCAAGCATATTTCACCTATGGCAGAAGATTTTTATGACGCTTTTGGTGTGGGAGATAATAAAACTATTGTAGCCAAAGATTTAGGTGGAATAGCATTTCAGGCAATAAAGGAACTTTCTGTAAAAATTACAGAACTTGAAGCAAGAATTGTAGAACTAGAAAAATAAGTACTGCAGATAAATCACTAACTGATTTTACTAAACCGGGCAACCAGAGATTAACATTGGCTATTCTCAGTTAAAAAGGCAGCTTTATGAATGATTCGGAATGTGCCAATCAGTTAAGAGATATTAAAGTTTTATTAAACAAGGTATTCGGAGTATTAAATGGCGATAATGATGACGGTGGACTGGTGACTAGGGTAGCCTTAATCGAGCAAAAAATAGCAGACTTACCATCACCAAACGAATTAAAATTCTATGCGTCAGTTGGAGGTGGTGTCGTTTTGGTACTTGCGCTCTTTGGCTATGCGATGGTAAAATTAATCACTCAAAATTGGGGATAATAATGGACATTTTATGGATTATAAATAATTGGGAAACTATCTTGCTGGCGGCTACTGGTATCGTTACGGCGGCCAGTGTTATAGCGAAATTAACACCAACAGAGACAGACGATAAGTGGCTTGCTAAGATTTTGAAAGTTGTGGATATGCTGGCTATTAATAATAAGCCTACAGAGCAAAAGGAGAAAACATCATGAAAAAGATTTTTACATTGACAATGATCTTGGGATTTCTTTTGATGGGGTCTCTGGCGTTTGCTTGGCAAGATCCGTGTGAGCTTCAAGGATATGATTTTATCATATCCGACAGTTATGTTCTAATGAACTTTACCGATGAGGCTCAGTTTGGGCCAACGCCTGACTGCGGGGGGCATGTAACCATTCTTTGCCCTGATGATCGGGAGTGTGCTCTTCCCTACGAGGTCTGGGGAGAACAAATTATTATAGGAAAGCCTAGTGAGTTACAAGTGTGGAACATGGTTTTCACGCTTGTGGCTGATCGTCTAGTTCCACAAAGCGATGCAACCTGGGAAGAAGTTTTAGCCCGGAATGGGTGTCCTTCCTTAGAACCAGAACCAGAACCAGAACCGGAAGCATTATGTGCTCCTGACTGTTTGGATTCATGCACCAACAGGAACGCATGTGAAATAGTTGGAGGCCATTGGTATAACGAGCAGTGCAATGAGCAAGAACAAATAGAATGCCCTGAATGCTTAGAGTGCCCAGAGTGCCCAGAGTGCGATAATGCAACTGAGCCTTGTGCAGAATGTCCAGTTTGTGATAATGTGACTGAGCCTAATGTACCTTTTGTACCTTTTGTTTGTCCCCTTGTCGGTCAATCATATAGATTTGACACTCTTGATATCAGCTATGAATTGTCAGGTTTTGCCTGTGAGGTCGGCCCCGGTTGCCGAGGGACTTGTGATTTGTGGTATGGCAATTTTGAGGCAGGGCCTTTATATCGTTATTCTTTAGAGTTTAGCTGCCAAAAAGGTGATATTTTTATTTCTGGAATTTCCTGTAAGCTAAATAATAAGGGGAATCTAGTTTGCAAGATTATCACGCAACCAGAAATTTCGACTATGCTGGTTTTCGGTCAGCAGGAATAAGATCCTCCTTACGCAACGCTCCTGGCTGGACGGCAACGGGATTGGTCAAAAGGCTGGGAGCAATTCTTAAAAAGGATTAGATATGACTAAATCAGAAACAAAATTACTTATCATGGTGCTCATCGCAGTTGCTGTTTTTGTTGCTTCAGTTTGGTTTATGTTTACTCCGGCTCATGCTGCTGATCTAAGCTGGGATACTTCCACTGAGCCAGATATTCTTGGTTATAATATCAGTTATATGGGAGACTACACCGGAGCAGCGCAGAGAATTGCCAATCTTCCTATGGATGAATTAGATGTTAACGCTACCAGGATAAACTACACGAATATAGATACCAAGATGAATCTTAGGCCGAACGTAGAATATACCTTTTTCGTAACTGCTTATGATGCTTGTCAAGAAAGCGACCCCAGTGAATCTGTTACTTATACTAGAGTAGGCTATGTGCCACCTGAAGATAACTTGGAACCCGTCATTATCTATTGTACTCCGCCAGTCCATATCATAATAGGTAAGTAACCGGGGTGACGCCATGAAAAATATATCAGACTTGAAAATAGTTGAATTGGAAAGAGAAATTTCATTATTGTACCCGTTGTGTGGCTTCGGGAAATATGCCAATACTGGGATAGAAGTATTCATCCAACACCAATGGAAAATGTTGAGTGATCGGCTGACAGAAAAGATAGATGGATAAAGCACATCCAAAATATGATCTAGACATGCTTTTAACGTGGTCAGAGCTTGTTTTACTCACTGGTTTAATATTCGGAGAGGCAAGGTCAGAATCGTGGAGTGGCAAAATTGGTGTAGGTTTAACTGTGCAGACGAGAGCAAAACATCCTGGTCATTGGCACTGGGGGTATAATTGGAGGCAGGTTATCTTATGTGCCAAGCAGTTTTCGTGCTTTAATCAACTTGATCCCAACCTTAAAGCATTAATAAATGCTCAAAGAATAAAGGGTGCCTTATGGTTTGAATGCGCTATGGTCGCAGAACAAATTTATCTTGACAGAGTTAAGGATTTTGTGGGAGGCCCTACACATTATCATACGTTGAGCGTTTCCCCATCATGGGCTAAAGATTTAAAATCTTTGGGAATTATCGGCAACCATCGGTTTTACACCTGTTTTTAGTTAGCCAATCCACTTTTTACCTCCAGATAATGCCCACGATCACCGGCGAGCGTAGCGATGACCGCGTGCATTGTGTTATTGGCGGGCGCGTGACCCTCACTGGTTAAAGTTCTATTCTACCAAACAAACATTCCATCCTTTTTCTGAAACCAATTATCTTTATAGAATTATGTCTCAATGTATTTGCTAACGGGACAATCTCTTCCATATCCTTACTTGTTTCCTCCATCGGCGGTTCAGGTCTGATAATAACAGAAATTCTATCCTGTAAAGCGTTAAACAGATCATTCAACTCATTAACATTTGATATTAACAGTTGTAGTTCTCTATCAACTTCTGACTCTTTTGCCGGTACTGATGATTTTGCCATGTCATTCATACTTTTTCCTTTTCTTCTGGTTCGTTCTACGGCTCGCCCGTAGCAGCGTATTGATTGGCTCGCAAATCTCTACATTGTCAGAGCCAATATGGACATCAGCGGCGAGCGCAGCGATGTCCGTTGTATGCCGTTATTAGCGGATTTACTCCGCAACTCATAGACCAATTGTCTCACAGAAAATCCCGCATTCATCAACTATAGGAGGGGCATGTCTACCACGTTCAGGGTCAAGTTCGTCAAGGAATACACCTTTAATGCAAGTAGCTTTAATCTTGCGCTCCATCTTTGCCCTTGCTTCAAATACTTCAGGGAAGTCTACACGAATATGATTCCAATAACCCATACCGCCATTAACGCACCCAACACAATTATTATTATGGTATCCGAGGTCATACATTTTAGGACGTTTGATACCGCTTGCATTTAGAATCTCATGGGCGTGTTTCTTCGTGATTCCATGTTTAATCAACGGTGCAACATGGTCATATTCTGGCATAGTTGTGAAAAGCCTATCTAATCTCTCTTGCTCGTTAGAATCCATTCCCCAAATATACCTTAATTCGTCAACCTGATCTTTCTCCCAGTCGGCTCGCACTTTCTTTTTCAGAAATTTGGTACACGCTGCACCAGATGGACCATTGATATAACCTCTACCACCAGACGAATAGCATGCGTTTTCCACAGTTTCATGGATTGATCGCAATATCTCGATAGGCTTACCGAGCCATAATTCACAATCTTTAACAAACCGCAGCGTGTCTCTGTGCTGGTCATCTATGTGGATGTAAAATATTTGATCAATTTCGGATATACTCATCTTTGCTGCAACAGCACTTGACACCCATGCACTAAACCACATTACTGTTTTCATAGTTGTCCTTTCCTATAACCGGTTTATCCGGTTCATGCAGTTGATTAGCATGGTTCACCCAGATCTAACGATTGAGTTAAGCGGCGGGGCTTTTTCGGATGACATACGGAATCACATCCATGCCAATCCAATGTTTTTTTTATTTGCGGGCCAATAGATTGCAAAAAACTGCAAATCATTTCAGCCAGAATGAAATCAGGGACATCAACTTCGTTTTCAATACAATGTTTGTTTATAAGTATTTCCAAATCCTTTTTAAACTCTTCCATTGTCTTTCTCCTTTTCGCCTTGCAACATAATGTAATGATCACCGGCTCTTAGAGTATTCACATTTCCGCCGGCACCCTCCACATGTAGCTCCGTTGTGAGTAGGCCTGCCGGTCTTGTGGCAGGTTTTGGGGTATTTAGGTTTCATTCCCTACCGTCCCAGAATATAGTAATAACGAGACAATATATTCTCATGTGCCCTACATTGTGAAATACTGTCAGGAGTCTTCCATGTTGTTCTAAGCCCTTTTGCTCTGTTAACTGATTCAATTAAAAGCGTTTGGGAAGAAACAATAATCCACATATCAGCCGCTATGAGTCTTCTGGTTCTCTTCCGAAGTTGTAAGTGTTCTGTGTTCATTGTTTTTACCTCTTAGCGGACACCAGTTCCTCTTTTTCGTTTATCATCTCAAGAAGTGCTTTGCACTCTGCCATCGTTGTTTTACTTCGTGCCCACCCCAACTCAACCTTGCGAATAAATTTCTCACATAACTTTTTTGCGGCTATCTCAATTTCTGTCATGATTCATCTCCAATATCTAGCGGTTCTTACCCTGGCAAGCTAGATACCCAGGGCGGGGAGTTATTTTCCTATTAATTCGCTATAATATTCTCTAACCTTAGATTGATCGTCAAGAGGCATCTTGCCAAGTTGAGTTTGGAACGATGATGAAACCATAAATTCCATTAACTGTTCTTCTGGAACACCAGCCAACAGTTCTTTTGCTTCAATGACTTTCTTTTCACTATCGGATGGTTCCATTGTGGTAACGTCTTCTTCGGGTGCTTTATCTTTTTCCAAAGACTCATTGGATGCCTTTGCAATTTCTTCTGCTTTTTGCCTGAAATCATCAGGGTCTAACAGAGCATTTTTCTTTATTTCTTCCTCGGAAGAGCCCGTTGTTTCGAAGATAAAGCCAACAGCATTATTTATCTTTTGCTTTGTGGCCGTGTGCTTGTTGTAAAGAAACTCATTGAAAAACTTTTCTTCGATGGATAGAAGTTCCTGCCCCTTACCCTTCTCAGTCAGAGAGAAAAAGTCTTCTCTTTTGGCTACTCCGTCTTTCAAGCTTTTGTGAATTTGTGTTAACTGAACAAGCTGTGCGGGGACAACTCCCTTTAATTTATGGCCCAATCTTGCCTCAAGCATTTCTTGAGTTACCCCAAGATCACTAAAAGCAACTACCATTTCCCTTATACGGTCTTCGATTGGCTTTTCATCTTTCAGCAAAGTTTCTTTGCATTGCTTTTCTGCGGCCTCAACAATATCCCCTGGGATAAGCTCAAGAATACAGGCCCGGACCCGCCGTTGGCCCATGTTGGCAACCAGTTCGTACACATCACGCTCAGACGTTAAGGCAACATTGCCAGATTGCTTGTCTCTGATATGATTGACAACAAAAGTTCTGATAACTCTTGTATTGGTTTCCAAGTCCCATGCGAAAGCTTCTACCTCTGATGATCCGAGCTTGCGCGACAATTCCTTTAGACCATATGTAAGATTCCCCCAATGGCACGCTAAGACCTCGGCAAGCCTAATGGTTGGCCCTGTAACCATTTTTCCACCACGGGGGTATGCATAAGCTGCTGTTTCGGCCAAAGACTTCCGACGACAAGCTTTCTTGATTTTTTCATAAGCAGTAAATTCGTCTCTTGGATTCCCACGAGCTATAATCATAGCCGCCTGGACCTCGGCCATTGCCCTACTTTGCTCAACGCTGACTAGCCCCGTCTGGACTGCTGGGGCCGATGGTTCTTTTGGGGTCATCTCACCACTGAAAATGTTTACTTTATCAAAATCTTGTTCTGGCATAATATTCTCCTTTTATTTTGTGTAGTTACAACTTTGGTAAAAACCGCACCAACGGGGGCTACAAACCCAGCCACTTGGGTCGCATGGCGGGAAGCATCCGGCTTTTATCATCTTCAACATTGATTGTACTCTTTTCTTTAATAATACCCAGTCTTTTTCATCTCTTTCGGCCACCAGTGTTTGATAACCGAAATCTTTTGTTTTGGTGAATACCTCCACTGTCATCTTGCTTGGATACTTGCCTGTTTCAGCTTTCAATAGCTCACGGTAAATAGTCATCTGCATATCAGTCTTAATTTTGTTCTCAGGCCATTTCCGAGCCGCACTCTTCATATCCGCAAGCCAATTCGGTTTTGCCAACAGGTCAACAGTCCCAACAAACGGGATTTCAATATCAGGGTCTTTAAAATAGATTTTCTTTTCTACCATTATTGGCTGTATCCGTGGTGCCAAGTTTTTATGGTAAGATTCTGTAAGCCCGACCGTGGTATCAATCCCCATGGCAAGTTGTTTTTTGGCTGAGGACAATTCCTCTTTTGGGAAAAAAACGCCGTGGTCAAAAATAAGCCTCCGGTATTCATCCCTTGCTGCATCCTGACAGACAGATAAAGGTTCATCTTTGCCGGTTAGGATCTTGCTCTTATGGTTGCATTCAGCCCCTTTGTGCATTCCTGAGCCTATACGGGCGGCAATACCTGGGGGGATTATCTCTCCTTCGATATAGCGACGCCTGAACTGTTCAGGGCATCTGAAAAATTGTCCAATCATCGACTGGTGAATAGTTTCAATCATGTTATTACACTTCTCCTTCTTCCCTTCTTTTTAAATATCTCACAAATTCCTTTAGAGACATAACTTTAGTCTTTGCTCGAACAATAGCCCCACGTCTCGACAGAAACGGTCCCTCAAGTCTAACCCGCCTAAACCCCTTACGCCCATTCGCACAATCGGGCATCCGGCGGCTGTAAATGTACCAGCCATTGGGTAGATTGTCGTGAAGCAGGGTACGGTGCTTTATCTTGTGGCGTAAGATCAT